CCGAGGCGGATGTTGTAGGCGTAATCGCCGGCCAGCGTTGAATCGTAGTTTCCGGCGACGCCCTGGTAGCGGCGGAAATCGACGGCGGTGGCGAAGTTGCCTTCCGCCATTCCGGCCAGCTTTTTCTTGACATCGAGTTCCTGATTCAGCGCGTCGTAATACGCGGCCATGGTCGGGCTCAGATCGAGCAATGTGACGTAGAGATCGAAGCCGGCCTTGGTGCTGGTGTCGACGCCTTCGACCAGGCTCTTGAAGGCATCGCGGCTTTCCGGCAGGGTGACGTTAAGCGCCTCGAAGGCCCGCTTGATCGTGGCGGTGTATTCGGCCATGCGATCGACTTCGGTGCCGAACATCTCATTAAAGCTGTTGACGCCCGTCGCCAATGTGTTGAATTTTTCATAACTCCACTGGCCGGTGGCGTTGAACATGTCGTTGGCCAGCTTTTCCATTTCCGCATTGCCGCGAATGGAGAGGATCTGCGCGATCTGCGTGTAACGTTCCTGCAGGGTGCCGGTGGTGGTGTCGGCCAACTTATCGACCCAGCCGCCGATGGCGTCGGAAATGCGGCCCAGGCGGCGCATCATCACGCCATCGACTTCGCCCTGATTCCAGCCGTGCTCGCCTTCGCCGGTCAATTGCAGCTTTTGCGTGACGCTGCTGATTTCGGCGGCGGACAGATACTGCGCCAGCACCTTGTCCAGTTCGATCAGCGGCGTGGTCACGGAATCCTGCATCGCGCCCAGCGACACGCCATTGCGCTTCAGATGCTGCCCCGTGGTCAAATTCAAGCCGAACGGCCCCCGCGAGGCCGCGCCATAAATGCCGCTGTAGCTGTCGGGCAGGTCGGCGTTGAACCACTCGACCGGCGCCGGCTTTTTGCTGCCGAACAGCTTGCCGCCAAAGATGCTGGCGATGGCAACTGCGGCGGCGACGTAGGGGATGGCCGTCGCGGCGGCGGCGCCGGCGCCCATGAGCCCGCTGGCGCCTGCGGTAGTGGGCCCGGCGAGGCCGGCGGCCAGCGATGCGCCCTGCATGCCGGCGCCGAACGAGCCGCCGATCAATCCGCCGAGCGACGCGGCCGTGCCACCGGTGAAGGCGCCATACAGCGACTGGCCTGTGGACAGTATGTTACCGATGCTGCCCATGGTGCTGCCGCCGCTGCCGGCGCCGCCGACGTTGATGCCCAACGCCTGCTGCGCGCTGCCGGCGACGGTGCCGACGGTGATCTGCACGGCGGCCTTGAGCAGCATGGTCTTGAAGATGTTTTTCAGGTTGTCGGCAAAGGCTTCGCCGAAGCTGTCGCCGGCTTCGAAGCTGCGCATCAGCGCATCGGTCAGGCTGGATTCGAGGTCGCGGGTGAAGTTCTCCCAGGACTTGGCGGCGTCTTCGGCGGCTTTCTTGGCGGTCTCTTTGGCTTCGATGCCGGCCTTGGCTTCGCGGATCTGCTGCAGCGCCGCGATTTCCTTTTCGTAGTAGGCCAGTGTCGCTACGTCTGCATCGCGGGCCTCTTCGCGCGCCTTGTTTTCCTGCAGGCGCGCCAGGGACAGATCGAGGATCTGCACTTCGGTGAGGCCGTAGGTTTCCAGCGCGCGGTTGGCGGCGGCGACCTGGTCGCCGAGGCGGGCGTCCTGCTCGGCCAGCGCCTTGTTGCTGGATTCGATGGCGTCGGCAATGGCCTTCTGGCTGGCGATATAGGCGGCGTGGTCGGCGGCGTCCCACATGGGACCGAAGACACCGTTAGATTTTTTTCCGGCCTTGGCGGTGCCGCCTTTGTCAAGCAGGGCGTCGGCGCGCTTGCGGGCGTCGTAGGCTTTGACGTAGGCCGTAGTGGCGGCGTCGAATTGTTCAAGCTCGGAGGCCGGCAGGCCGGCGGCGTTCTTTGGGCCGCTGTAGCCGATGCTGCGATCGACGCCGAGGCCGAGCTGCTTGGCGAAGCTGCCCCAGGCCATGAGCGCACGGGCCACAGGGTGGCCGGCGTCGGAAAGGAATTGCAGGCGCTTTTCGGCGCGCTCGCCGCCGGTGGCCATGTCGTTCAGCGCTTGCGCGAAGGCAGTCATCGGACCGACGACATAGGTGGCGACATTGATGCCGAGCGCCTTCATGTTGAGGGCCAGCTCGGCGGTTTCGTCGTTGAACTTGTCGGCATGCGGCGCCAGTTCGGCCATCTTTTTGCCGTAGTCGCCGGCTTTTTCCTGCAGCTCGGCCAGCCCGGCGCTGCCCAGATTGAGCATGGGCAGAAGATCGAGCCCAGCCTTGCCGAAGATCTGCGTGGCGAGCGCGGTTTTCTGGATGCCATCGGGCATGGCGGCGAACAGGTCGGCCATCTGCACCATGGCGGTGTTGGCATCGGTGGCGGTGATGCCGGCCTTTTTCAGCTTGTCGTTGTTCTCCGTCATGTAGGTCGCCAGGCTCTTGACGCCTTTCGAGACGGATTCGATGCTGGCGCCGGACTGGTCGGCGGCGAGCTTCCAGGTCGCCAGATCCTTGATGCCGATGCCGAGCCGCTGCGAGAGGTCGTTCAGGTTGTCGGCGGCGTCGATGGTGCCCTTGACGAAGCTGGCCAGGGCACCGACGGACAGGCCGAGGCCGAGCGCGCCGAGCGCGGTCTTGGCGGCATTCACGGACTTTTCGATGTTGCCCATGGCGCCGCTGACCGAGCGCTTGGCTGCGTCCATGTCGGACTGCAGCCGCGCGATGTTGGCGAGCATCTGGATTTCGAGCGTTCCAGCGATCATTGCGTTGTCCTCACAGCTTCGCCAGCGCGCGCAGGGCGTTGCGCGTGCGTTCGACTTTCAGGTTTGGTACCGGTGCGTCGCCCCAGGGTGCGGGGCAATCGCGGGCGCGGGCTTTGTGCGATTGGTCCAGGTAATCCAGCGAGAGGCGCCGCAGCAGGCGCGCTTCCCACGAGTGCAGCGTGATGCCGGTGTTGGCTTGCCAGCTCACCAGCTCGCCGTGCGTGATCGGGCCGTCGCTCATGCCCGCGGGCAGGGTGGGACCGATTTCGAAGAGCCAGGCCACCAGGTGCGGTGCGTCGCAGGGCGGCATCTCGGGTGCATCGATGCCGTCCTTTTTGAGCGCCTCCCGGCGCGGAACCTCGGGCGTCTTGCTGGTGTCGCCTTCGGCTTTTTCCGGCACGGCGTTGAGCCAGGCGACGTGCCGGACGAACAGGCTCAGTTCGTCACTGAGCCCTTGGTAAAATTGCTCCAGTCCCCCATCCACTTGGCGACCTGGTCGGCGATGAAGCCGATGCTGGTGTCGCCATAGACGGCGCGGGCCAGGGCGTCGCCGGTGAGTCCGTCGTATTCCAGGTTTTCGAAGCCGGCGGTGCAGTCGGCGAGGAACTCGGCCTTTTCGGCGGCGATCTGGTCGGCGGACTGCTCGGTCTTGCCCTTGCGCTTGAGCTTGTCGATGATGCGGTTCTGCTGCGCGGCTTGCGCTTTGGCGTACTGCTTCGAGCCGGGGCCGTGCACGATGGCGCAGATGGGTTTGGATTCATCGCCATCGGCGTACATGAGTTCGTCGGTGGCGTCCCGCAGGTGCAGGCGGGAAGTGGGTTCAACGGCAAATTTACGAATATCCATTTTGATGCCTCGCAGAGGGTGTGCCCGTGCCAGCCCGCCGCTCCCTGCGAGGGGAGACGACAGGCCGGCCGGTGCGGGTTATGGGCTGGATTGCGGCCCGGATTTTTTAGCTTGCGGCAACGACGACCGGGGCTTTGCAGACACCCAGCGTGGCGGTGCGCAACATGGGCGCGCCTTCCTTGCCGCCGGAGAGTTCCCAGCCGGCGACGATGACGTCGAGGTAGTGCACTTCGCCATCGGGGTAGGTGATCTTCAGCGAGTAGTGATTCGACGACGCTTCGGCGGCCTTGAGAATCACCTGGCCGGCGTCGGCGGGTACGTCGCCCATGGTGAGCGCCCCCTGGCCGTAGCGCGGCGCGCCCTTGGTGTATTCGACAGCGCCGGTGATCGGCACGAACTCGTTGATCGCGCGCTTGCTGCCGTAGGGCATGAAGTCCTGCACCTTGCCGATGGTGGTGTAGGTGATGGTGGTGGCGGCGTAGCCGGAGGCGTCGTAGGTGGCGGGGAGCGATGCCGAGACGGCATAGACGGCATCGGTGTGGCTGGCGACTGCGGTGTGAGCGGGCATGATTCGGGTCCTTTCAGGTGATTACAAAAAAGCCACCGAAAAGGTGGCAACAAGTGCAGCGGCCCCGGGACGGCGGGCCGCTTTGCTGCAAACGCGGTATGACGAATTCGGGCGCGGTCAGGCGCCGACCCACTTGACGATGAAGTCACGCGAGCGGGCGAGCACGCCGACATCGGCAAACGATATGTCCGGGCCTTCCGGGCCCGGGACGATGCTGTCGACGGCAAAGCCATTGACCGTGCCGCGCTGGCTGGGGCAGGCGGCGAGGATGATCGGGCTGAGTTGCGCGATGCCGACATAGCCGGTGCCGACAGGCGTGGCGGCGGCATCCTTGACCAGCCAGGTGACCTGGACGACGGTGGTGTGCAGCTTGTTGGCTTCGTTGGTGCGCAGCAGGTTCTGCGGGTCGCTGACAATCTGCATGACGCCGACGGCGGGCAGCACGGTGTTGAGATCCAGCTCGCCGGCGACGATGCGGGTGGCCGGGACGATGACCAAGAGCGGCGCGTGGTTGGCCAGCAGGTGGCGGATGACGGCGACGCCGCTCATGATTCGACCCCGATGCTGATGTCGGCGGTATCCAGGCCGTGCTTGGTGGCGAGGCGTTTTTTCATGTACTCGGCGGCGGCGGTGATGGCGTTGTTGGTCTGGCCGTAAAAGGCCGGGCGCAGGAAGGGGCGCGCGGCCATGCCGGGGTGATCAACCTTGACCACGGTCTTGATGCCGGCACCGATGGCGAGCGCCTGGCCGACCGGGGCCTTGATGGTGTGGCGCTTGGCGCCGGTGTATTCGATCAGGTGGGCGTACCAGACGAGGGCGCCGGTTTTCTTGACCTTGCCGCCGACGCGCACGTAGGCGGTGACGCGCCCGCCCTTGGCAAACACGCCGGAGCGGATGGAGTCACGCAGGGCGCCGGTGTAGAGCTTGTAGCGCTTGCGCCCGGTTTCGGAGGGCGGGCCGACCGGGCAGCGGGCTTTGGCGTCGGCCTTGATGACATTGACGCCGGCACGCAGCGCGCCGCGCAGGATATTGCGCTCCAGTTTTGGCGCGAGCTGGTCCATGAAGGCTTGCAGTTCCTGCAGCCCGGTGACGTTGACGGTGGCCATGATCAGCTGCTGTATTTTTCGACGACGAGTTCGAGGCCGTCTTTGTTGCCGAGGATGGCCGGGCCGCCGACGATTTGATAGGTGGTCTCGGTCGGGCGGCTGATGACCAGGCGCATGCTGGAATCGATGCCGGTGCGGTAGCGCATCCGCACCCGCATGCGCTGGCTGGCGATGGCGAGGCCCTGTTTGACGGCTTCGGACTTGCTGGGCAGCTCGTCCTGCACGGCGCACCAGACGGTGGCGAGCGTGGTCCAGGTAACCAGCTCGGTGCCGTAGACGGCGTCCTGCGTCACGCTGCGCGCTTCGATGCGGCAGCGGGTGTTGAGGGGGCCGGCGTTCATTTTGTGGACCTGACTTGTGGAAACGTCTGTACGTCGATCGGCGTGGCATCGGGCGCGTAGGCGGCAGCCGGCAGCGGCGGCAGGGCTTGCCCGCTGCCG